CAGGCCGCCAGCCGCCGGGCCTGATCCGGCGGCGGGGCGCCCGAACCGCGCCCCACGCGCGCGCACCCTCTTCCTCCCGTACCGCTCCGAAGCCCCCGCCTCCGTGAGGAACGCGGGCGCTTCCGCACGCCCTCACCCCCGAAAGGACCCCCGACCATGGCACCCCTGATCAAGCCGCCCAGCCTCGGCGATCTCGTGAAGTACGAGCTCGAGCCGAACTTCACCCGCGAGACGGTCACGCTGCAGGCCGGCACCGCCTATCCGCTGGGCGCCGTCCTGGGCCTCGTCGCCACCGGCCCGGACGCCGGCCGGTTCGCCTTCGCCGCGGAGGAGGCGGAGACCGGCGAGACCGCGGCCGCGGCCGTCCTCCTTGAGCCGGTCGATGCGACGGACGGCGAACGCCGCGGCACCGTCCTCCGCCGTGGCCCCGCGACCCTCTCCCGCGCGGAGCTGGTCTTCGATCCCAGCCTCGAGGACGAGAGCCAGCGTGCCGACCGGATCGCCGAGCTCACCGATCTCGGCCTCGTCGTGCGCGACACGGCCTGAGCCCCCGCCATCCCGTCCCATCCATTCTCCCGGCGACCCGCCCGGCGCCGATCCCCGTTCCTGAAGGAGCCCGATCATGACGATCACCCGCAATCCGTTCGATGCCGGCGGCTATTCGCTGGCCGAGATGACCCAGGCCATCAACATCCTGCCGAACCTCTACACCCGCCTCGGCCAGATGGGCCTCTTCCAGTTCGAGGGCGTGACCCAGCGCAGCGTGATCATCGAGCAGGCCGAGGGCGTGCTCTCGCTGCTGCCGTCCCAGCCCTGGGGCGGGCCCGCGACGGTGGGCGGCCGCGAGCGCCGCTCGATGCGCTCCTTCGCGCTGCCCCACATTCCGCATGACGATGTGATCACCGCGGCCGATGTGCAGGGCCAGCCCGCGCTCGGGTCGACCGGGCAGGCCGATCCTCTGGCCGAGGTCATGACGCGCAAGCTCGCGCTCATGCGCCGCAAGCATGCGGCGACGCGGGAATATATGGAGATGAACGCGCTTCGGGGCGTGGTGAAGGACGGGGCCGGCCTCACGCTCTACGATTACTTCGCCGAGTTCGGGCTGGCGCAGATCTCGGTGGACTTCCTCCTCGGCACCGCCGGGACGAACGTCCAGGCGAAGTGCCGCGAGGTGCTGCGCGCGGTCGAGGAGGAGCTCAAGGGCGAATCCATGACCGGCGTCACCGCCCTCGTGAGCCCCGAGTTCTTCGACAAGCTGATCGGCCATCCGAAGGTCGAGGAGGCCTACAAATACTATGCCTCGAGCGGGGCGCAGCCGCTCCGGCAGGACGTGCGGCGGAGCTTTCCCTTCGCGGGCCTCCTCTTCGAGGAATATGTGGGCTCGGTCACGCTCGCAGGCGGTGCCTCCGAGCGGCTGGGGCCGGCACAGGAGGGCACCGCCTTCCCGCTCGGCACGATGGACACGTTCCGCACCTACGGCGCCCCGGCCGATCTTCTGGAAGCCGTCAACACGATCGGCCAGCCGATCTATGCCCGGCAGCTCCTCGATCCGAAGGGCCGCTGGATCGATCTCATGACCGAGGCCAACATCCTGCCGGTCAACAAGCGCCCGCGTCTCGCGGTGCGGATCCTGACCTCGAACTGAGGCGGCCGCCATGTCCGGCCTCTTCGAGGGCATGGGCGCGACCCTGACCGCCCTCTTCGGCGCGGCCGTCAGCTACCTGCCGCAGGGCGGGCCCGCGCGCGACGTGCCCTCGATCTTCCGCGAGGAGCAGGTCGAGGCGGAGGATCCCGAGGGCCGGATCGTGCTCGTCATGGCGCCCACCTGGCGGGTGCGCCGCGATCTGGTCCCCGAGCTCGCGCGGCGGGACCGGATCCGGCTGGCGGACGGCCGGGTTTATGAGGTGGACGAGATCTGGCCGCCCGCCACTCCGGCGGCCGATGCGCTCACGCGCTGCACCCTGCGGAAGGTCGCGCCATGACCGGGCGCGTCCGCTTCCGTCAGATCGCGCGCGCGGCGCTCGCTGCCGATCCACGCATGGGCAGCTTCTCGCAGATCTCCGCCTGGGAGGCGCGCCCCGACGCGGGCCGCCTGCCGCTCCTGATGGTGGTGACGCCGGTCGAGCGGGCGGCCCAGGCCACGCTCTCCAACTTCGAGCGCGCGACCGTTCTTCAGGTCGGCGTGAAGCGGCTCGGCAGCGACGATCTCGAGGATCTCCTCGACGCGGATGCGGATGCCGTCGAGGGCGCCATCTGCCGGGCGTTCCAGCAGGCGGCCATCGTCTGCCTGCCCGAGGAGGTGACGGTCACGCTCAACACGGACGGCGAGCAGGCCGTGGGCACGCTGATCTCGAGCTTCCGCATCGTCTGGCGCAGGCCGATACCGCGGCCCGCGCCCTGATCCTGCCCCGGCCCGCGGGCTGGCCTCGGCCGAAGAGCGGGCGATCCATTGCAACCGGGCCTCGCGCACCCCGCACCGTGGGCCGCGGCCCCCTGCCGAAAGGGCAACACCATGAACGATACCGTCACGCCGGGCATCGGCACGCTGATCTATGCCTCGACAGCACTGCCCGCCGCCGCCACGGAGTCGGCCTATGGGGGCCTCACCTGGACCGCGGTCGGCGAGGTCACCGAAGTGCCGGAATACGGCGGCTCGGCCGAGGTGGTGAACCACACGCCGCTCGCGACCGGCATCACGCAGAAGTACCACGGCGCGGTGAACTACGGCTCGATGCAGATCCCGCTCGCCTTCAACAGCACCGACGCGGGCCAGGCCATCCTCGAGGCCGCGCGGAAGAACCGCAACCGCATCGCCTTCAAGATCGCCTTCCCGAAGATCGACCCGCTCTCGACCGAGGGGGCGGCCGATTACTTCCAGGGCAAGGTCTTCGGCTTCACCAAGAGCGCGCCCGCCAACGGCGTCGTCTCGGGATCGGTGACCGTGGAGATCGAGACCGAGCTCACCTCGGTCGAGGAGGCCTGAGCCTCCCCCCGGATCCCGCCCGGCGACGGGCGGGACCGGCCGCAGCCGACGCGGGTCATCGGCGGCGGCCCCCCCTGAACCCGAACCCCAAGGATTCTGCACATGGACTTCCCCCAGTTCGACAGCCGCACCGCGGCCGAAACCGCCCGCCCGCTCCATCTCCGCCACCCGGCCACGGGCCGGCTTCTCTTCGCCGACGAGGGCGAAGCGAAGCCCTGCGAGGTGCTGGTGCTCGGCTCCGAGAGCCGTGCCGCCCAGGCCGCGATCCGCGCCGCGCAGAAGGCACGGCTGAAGAACGACCGCGACGACGAGCGCCAGACCATGGAGGAGGTCCATGCGAACCTCGTCGCGGCCGCAAAGCCGCTGGTCGCGGGCTTCCGCAACGTGAACCGCGGCGAGGCGCCCGCCGGCCCGGCCGATGCCGAGTGGTTCCTGAACCTCAACCTGATCACCGGGCGCGAGGGCGAGAAGAGCTTCGTCGAGCAGGTCATGGGCTTTGCCACCAGCCGCGCGAACTACCTGGGAAACGGCTCGCCCGACTGACGCTCTATGCGCGTCAGACGGGCTTCCTGCAGGCCACGCCGGAGACCGCGAAGCGGACCCGGCTGGAAGATCTGCGGGCGGCCCGGCGGCCGCTCGGCCTGCCCGAGATCGAGGCCGGGAAGTACCTGATCGCCTGCTTCACCGCCGAGGACGGTCTCGGCTGGTGCGCGACAGACCCGATGGGCGGGCTCGCCCCGCATTCCTGGGCCGAGATCGAGGCCTACAGCCGCGGGGCAGGCCTCGACCTCGAGCCTTGGGAGGCGCGCCAGCTCCGCGCCATGTCGGCGGCCTATGTCGCAGGCCGGATCGAGGGCCGGAAGAAGAACGGCGTGGCGCCGACCTTCTCCGGCGGCGAGGCCGCGAGGAAGCGCGAGCTCGCTCAGGCGATCAGGGCGCAGATGCGGCTGGCGCAGGCGCCAGCGTGACAGTCCGCAGCTGGCCGCCCCTCGGGGCGGCTTCATCGTGAGGAACCCAATGTCCATGTCCAATGTCGGCGCGATGAAGGCCACCCTCGGCCTCGACGTCTCGCAGTTCGAGAACCGCGCCCAGTCCGCCGGCCGGACGGCCAAGCAGATGTCCGACGCCATGGCGCGGGCGTTCGAGGTTGCGAAGGCCTCTGCCATGGGCGGCGCCCGGAGCTTCGAGGAGCTGCGGGCCTCGATCGATCCGACCTTCGCCGCGACGCAACGCTATGCCGCCATCCAGCGCGAGCTCGCAGGCATGGTGGAGAGCGGTGCCGCCAGCCAGCGCGCGGCGAACCTCGTCCTCGAGCAGGCGGCGGCGAAGTACATGGGGGTGGAGACAGCGGCCGAGCGGACGGCACGAGCGCAGCGGGAAGCGACGGTCGCGGTGGAGGAGGCATCACGCGGTTACACGGCGCTCCGCTCGCAGCTCGATCCGCTGTATGCGGCCTCAAAGCGCTACGAGCAGGCGCAGGAAACGCTTGCGGCAGCGGTGAGGGCCGGGGTTGTCTCCCAAGAGCAGGCCAACCGCGTTCTGGATCAGGCCAGCGCTCACTATCTCGGGGCTTCGCAGGCAGCGGTCACCGGCGCGGGGAAACTCGGCCCGGCCTTTCAGAATGCCAGCTATCAGGTTGGCGATTTTGCCGTCCAGATCGCCGCCGGAACGTCTGCGACGCAAGCGCTTACCATGCAGCTCCCGCAGTTGCTTGGCGGGTTCGGGATGTGGGGCGCAGCCGCCGGCGCTGTCGTCGCCATCATGGGCGCTCTGGCTCCGGTGCTCCTGTCCGGCCGCAACGCTGGGAAAGAGCTCAAGGATGCGTTCACGCATCTGACGGAAGCCTCGTCCGCCTACAAGGATGCGGCGGATCGTGTGACGCAGAGCTCGGCGGAGCTTTATGCGGAGTTCGGCAGGCACGCCAGCGCCGCGCGCGAAGTGTATGAGGTGATGCAGCAGATCGCGCTGCTCGATTACGCGGCAAAGATGACCGCGACCGTCACCGCGATGGAAGACTCATTCGAGAGCCTGCGCGAGAAGGTGGAGGCGACGGAATACGCCACCAGGCTCCTTGACGGTGCGCTCCGTGCGGATGGCGTGTCGATCCTCAAGACCAGCATGGAAGATCTCAAGGCAGAGTTCGGGCTGACGCTCGGGCAGGCCGAGCAGCTGGTCTCCGCGCTCGACGGCATGAAGGCGAGTGCCGCCTCCGGCCCGGCAGAGCAGGCGGCTGCGGCAAGGGCTCTGGCGGAGGCGCTTCTGAACGCTCACACCAACGGCGCCAGGATCCCGCCGGAGATGCTCGATGCCGCAAGCAAGGCGGCTCAGGCAGCGTCCGAGGGGCTCAGGCTTGCCAACGCCATGGAGAGGGCGGCTACCGGCGCCAGCAACACGGCGACGGCGGCGGTGGCCGCGGCGGATAGGATCAGCAACGCGGCATCCGAGGCGGCCCGGCTCGCGGCCAATCTTGGATCTGCCGCCGTGGCGGCGAGTGAGCAGGCCGACAGGCAGCTTGCAGTGGTCAATGCTCAGATCGCCGCGATCAAGGCCGGGCAGAGTGAGATCGTGGCTGGGAAGCGGGCGGCTCTCGACCTGGACCGCGAGGCGTTCCGCCAGGCGCAGCTGGCCGCAGGCGTAGACGCCTCGATCGTCAATCAGATGGTCCGCCGCAACTTCGAGGGCCGGGAAGCCGTCATTGTGGCGGAGCAACAGCTTGCCATTGCCCAGAAGGCCCGCTCCGAGGCCGAGAAGGCCGCCAACGGAGGCGCCAAGGCCGCTGCGGCCGAGGCGAAGGCGCTGGACAAGAACGCCCGGAAATACCTCGAGATGATCGACCCGATGGAGAAGTATCGCCGGAAACAGGCCGAGCTGAAGAAGCTCCTCGATGCCGGCAGGATCTCAACCGACCAGTATCGGCAGGCTCTGGCAGAGATCGCGGCCGAGATGGGCGAGAACAACCCCGTGTTCGAGGAGTTCCGCAGCGCCGTGGGCTCCGCCGTCGACTGGATGCTCGACGGCTTCCGCGGCGGCTTCGACGGCCTCCTCGATATCGCGAAGAACACGCTGAAGCAGATCATCGGCATGTTCATGACGAACCGGATCACGCTGTCGCTCGGCCTCGGCGTCTCGGGCGCGGCCGCAGGCGCGGCCGGGGCTGCCGTCGCGGGCGCCGGCGGCATGGGCACGCTCAGTGCGCTCGGCGGCATCGCGAGCGGGATCAATACGGTGCTCGGCGGCATCGGCGGCGCACTTTCCGCCTTCGGCACCGGCGCCTGGGGCGCGCTCTCGAACTTTGCAACGGGCGGCCTGTCCGGCGGCCTGGCCTATATCGGCACCTCCCTGAACTTCGCCACCAGCGGCCTCGTCGGCTTCGCGCAGGCGGCGGGCGCGATCCTCGGCCCCATTGCCGCCGTGGCGGCGGCCTTCTCCTTCTTCGGCTCGAAGACGAAGCTCCTCGATGCAGGCCTCCGCGTCACCGTGCGCGAGCTGAATGCGATGGTGGAGAGCTACCGGAAGGTCGAGAAGTCCCGGTTCGGCGGGCTCTCGAAGTCGCGGAGCACGAGCTACGGCCTCGCGGACGGCGCGGTGGCGGGTCCCATCGTCAAGGCCGTGAGCCAGATGCAGGCCTCGGTCATGGATGTGGCGGACACGCTCGGCATCGGGGCCGAGGCCTTCAAGGGCTTCGCAGCCTCGGTCAGATTCTCGACCAAGGGCCTCTCCGACGAGGAGATCGGGGCGAAGCTGCAGGAGAAGCTCACCGAGCTCGGCGACAGTTTCGCCGCGCGCGCCTTCGGCTATGTGGGCCGGAACGACCAGGCGATCCGGGACCTCGAGAAGCGGATCGCGGAGGGCACCTCCGATGCGGTGGTGAGCGGGCTCAAGGGATCCCTCGGCGACAAGATTCTCTCCGCCTTCCTCGGCCGGAAGCGGCAGGGCGACCTGGCCGAGCTGATCGCGGGCAACACGCTCGTCTCGACCCGCCCCGAGCTGGCGGCTCTGGTGAAGGAGGGCGAGAGCTTCGTCGAGGCCCTGCAGCGCCTGAGCGCGGCCATGTCCGGCGTCAACGGCGTCATGGACACGCTCGGCCACAGCTTCCGGGCGGTGGACATGGTGACGGCCGGCATGGCCTCGGATCTGGCCGCGCTCTTCGGCGGGCTCGAGGGATTGGTCTCCGCCACCACCACTTACTATCAGGCCTTCCACAGCGAGGCCGAGCGGATGGAGACCGCGACCCGGCAGGCGACCGAGGCGCTGGCCAAGCTGGGTGTGGCTCTTCCGCAGACCCGGGCCGAATATCGCCGGCTGGTCGAGGCGCAGGATCTCACCACCGAGCGGGGGCGGGAGCTCTATGCCGCCCTCGTGAGCATGGCCGGCGTCATGGATCAGATCCTGCCGGGCGTCGCCAGCCTCTCGTCCGGGCTGGCGGGGCTGGTCGGCACCATCAGCACCGATCTCGACGGCATGATCTCCGGCGCGGCCGAGGCGCAGCGGGCGGCGGCCGCGGCAGCCAAGGGCTGGTATCAGGTCACGCTGTCTCTGCGCGATTACATCGGCGACCTGCGCTCCGCGGCCTCCGAGCTGATCGCCCCCGCGGTGGCGGCGGCCCAGTCGCAGGCGCGCTACCAGACGATGCTAGCGAGCGCGATGGCGGGCGATCAGGAAGCGGCCAAGGCCGTCTCCGGCGCGGCCTCGGCCTATATCGACGCCGTGCGCGGGCAGGCCCGGTCGGCGGTGGATGTGGCCCGCGCGCAGGCGCAGGTCCTCTCGGACCTCCAGCTCCTGCAGGGCGTGACCGGGCTCGAGGGAGCGAAGGAGGATGTGCTGGCCACGCTCTATCAGGAGCAGGTCGATCTCCTGACCGAGGTGCGGGACTATCTGGGGCAGGGCGGTATCCTCGACCCCGCCCGGCTCGACGCGCTGAACGGCCAGCTCGGATCGCTCGAGGGCGCCATCGCGGCGGCGAAGGAGATCTCCTACGCGGCGCTGCGCGAGCGGATCGATGTGACCGTGGGGCTGACGGCGAGGGCCCAGATTCCGGCCGACCTGCGTCGCATCCTCCGGAATGCCACGAGCGGCGTCGAGGTCTCGCTTGACATGGTGCTGCGGCGGATGGATCTCACGCCGGATCTGGTCTGGATCGCGGCGAAGGCCTCCTCCGACCACCTCGCGCGGATCCGCTATCTGGCGACAACCGACGCACTGCCCGAGGATCTGCGCGCGCTCGCCGCCGTCCGGGTAGCGCAGTCGGTGCGCCGGCTCGCGCTGGTGATGGACCGGCCCGCCTCCGATCTCGGCATGGTGGAGCTTCTGAAGGCCCTCGGCGCCCAAGGCGGCCGGATCACGCTTGGTGGGAGCTTCGCCTTCGACCCCTCGACGGGCTTCTCGAGCTGGTTCGAGACCACGACGCGGGGGGCGATCACGGCGCCGATGGGCGCCTTGCGCACCGCGCTCGACGATCTGAGGGACGCGATCCTGGCCGAAGCGCGCGCGGCCGGGCAGCGCGAGCGCGGAGCGGCGCTGTCGGCCTATGCCGGCGGCCTCGCGACCAACGCGGCGGGCGACATTCTGGCCACGGATGCGCAGATCGGCGCCATGGCCCGGAAGGCGGGCATCGACACGACCGGGAAGACCACGGCCCAGATCATGCGGGCCATCGAGGGCTTCTCGGCCACCGACAACATCGAGACGATCCGCCGGCTGCCGGGGAGCCTGAAGGACTACCTCTGGGGCATCTTCCAGCAGCGGCAGGGCCGGATCCCGCTCGATACCGCCGATTATCTGCGCCTCTACCCGGACGTGGCGGCCGATGAGTATGGCTACGATCCGACCATCCATTACCGCAACCACGGCCGCGAGGCGATCCTCGCGGGCCTGCGCCCCTTCCGGCCGGAAGTGTTCGACTGGTCCGCCCTCGGCCTCGACATTCCCGGCTTTGCCGCGGGCGGGCTCCATGCGGGCGGCCTGCGTCTCGTGGGCGAGCTCGGGCCCGAGCTGGAGGCCACCGGCCCGAGCCGCATCCACAGTGCGGGGCGGACCGCGGACATCCTCGGCGGCGCCGCCATGGGTGCCTCCGAGGTGGCCGGGGCCGTGCGTGACCTGCAGGCCGAGCTCGTGGCGCTGCGGGCCGAGCTCGCAGAGATGAAGGTCTGGGCCCGCAAGGGGGCCGAGGCCTCCACCGCCACCGCCAAGGACCTGCGCCGGATCGGAACGGTGGGGGTGCGGATCGACCCGACGGAGGCCGTCTGATGCGGATCATCCTGCCGACCCCGGTCACGCCGGCGGCACTCCTTGCGAGCAACATCCCCGAGGACGACCATCCCGCCTGGGCCGCCGGGGTGACCTACGCCCGGGGCGCCCGCGTGGTGGCCGAGCACGGCGTCTGGGAGAGCGTGGCCGACGGCAATCAGGGCCACGATCCGGCGGGGGATACGCTCGGCAGCTGGTGGCTCCGGATCGGGGCCACCAACCGCTGGCGCGCCTTCGACGAGCGGATCGGCGGCCAGACGGTGGGCGGCCCCACGATCACCTATTCCATCCGGCTGCCCCGCACGCTGAACCGCATCGCCTTCTTCAACCTCGATGCGGCCTCCGTCCGGGTGAAGGTCACCACGCCCGCGGGCGCCACGATCCACGACCGGACAGTGGATCTCGTCGCGCGCGACCCGGTGGGCACCTTCTGGGAATATGTCTTCACCGAGTTTGCCTTCACCCCGAACGTGATCGTGGCCGCCCCCCTGCCCGCAGGCGCCACGCTCGACATCACGGTCACGGGGGGCGCCGTCACCCGCGTGGGCGAGATCGTGATGGGCCGCGACACGCCGGTCGGCACCACGGTGGCGGGCACCGGCCTCGGCCTCGTCGACTATTCCGTGAAGCAGCGCGACGAATGGGGCGGGCTCTATATCGTGCCGCGCCCCGTCACCCGCACCGTCTCGCTGGCCTTCCAGGTCCCGCTCGAGGGCGCGGCGCGCGTCCAGTCGATCATGGAGCGGGTCTCGAGCCGGCTCGCCGTCTTCTACGCGGGCGAGGGGGCCGACCTCTGGGGCACCACCGTCGCCGGCATCCTCCGCGATTACGACCTGACCCTCGGCCATGCCATCTGCGACGGCCGCGCCGAGGTCGAGAGCCTCGCCTGACGCAAGGAACCTCCCATGGACTTCTTCACCTCCCCGCCGACGCCGCCGAACAGCGGCAACCCCGGCACCTTCAACGACGATGCCGATGCTTTCCTGGGCTGGTTCCCGGCCTTCGTGGCCGAGCTGAACGCGCTGCTGCCCTATCTCACCGGCGCGGGCTTCTCCGACGGCACCGCGGCCGCGCCCGGCCTCGTCTGGCGCGAGGATCCCGACACCGGGATCTTCCGGCCGGGCAGCAACGCGCTGGGGGTGACGGCCGGCGGCGTCCTCAGGCTCACGGTCTCGGCCCTCGCGCTCACTTCGACCGTGCCGCTCCGGGCGCCGCTCGGGACGGCCGCGGCGCCGGGGATCTCGTTCGAGGCCGATCCCAACACCGGGATCCGCAGCGACGGGGCGGACGTCCTGCACTTCGTCACCGGCGGCGCGACCCGCGGCTTCTTCTCCACCACCCACTTCCAGTCCACCCTGCCGGCGGTGCTGCCCGGCGGGGCGGCGGCCGCCCCGGGCCTCACCTTCGCGGGCGATCTCGACACCGGGATCTTCCGGGCTGCAGCCGACCTCCTCGGGATCGCGGCCGGGGGCGAGGAGCGGTTCCGGATCGGAAGCTCCCGGGTGGCGGCGCTGGTGCCGTTCAGCGTTCCGGACGGGACGCAGACCTTCCCGGGCCTCACCTTCAACGGCGAGGTGGGCTCGAACACCGGCTTCTTCCTCGCGGCCGAGAACGAGCTCGGCGTCTCCTGTCAGGGGACGGAGCGGGCGCGGTTCACTCCGTCGGGCATGCAGCTGCAGGGGCTCCTGTCCGGCACGGCCGTGACCCAGAGCGATCTCGACACCACGCCGGGGCGCCTCCTGAAGGTCGGGGACTACGGCCTCGGCGGCACGGCGCGCCCGATCCCCGGCAACGATGCGGACCAGATCTCCGTCACCGGCTTCTATCAGGTCACGGGCGCCACGCTGAACCGCCCCGCCGGAATGGGCGTCGGCACCCTGCAGCATATCCAGCACGGGGCGAACCGGGCGGTGCAGATCACCTATCCGCAGACGGCATCCGATACGGGGCGCTGGTGCCGGCAGAAGGACACGACGTGGGGCGACTGGTTCCTGACCTACGACCAGCGCAACATCGTGGGAGCGGTGAGCTGGGCCTCCGGCTTTCCGCGCGGCGGCATCATCGAGCAGGGGCAGGCGGCCAATTCCGAGTACGTCCGGTTCGCCGACGGAACCCAGATGTGCCGCCTCGTCCTCACCGGCGTTCCGGGTCCGGCCACGCCGCATGGGCCGCTCTATCGCACAGAATGGCAGACGGTGACGCTGCCCGTCGAGTTCGCGAGCGGAGCCCTGAACGGCCATTGCGTGACCGGCGGCTGCCGGGGCGGCTCGGTGATCTCGCTGCTCGGGCGGCCGGGGGCCTCGAACGTCGCCGCCTACATGCTGCTGGCTCCGACGTCCTACGCGTCGACGCAGGTCGTCGATCTTCTCGTCACCGGCCGCTGGAGGTAACCCGCTATGATGCGCATTCGCATGGTTCCGCTTCGGCGGATGTATGAGCTGACCCTGTTCCGCGTGCAGGGAGACACCCTGATCTGCAACGACATGGTCTATGACTTCAGCGGCGTCGAGGAGGGAGACGTGCTGCCCTGGGACGCGATGGACAACACCTGGGTCACGAGCAACGTCACCCGGGTCGACGGCGTCCTCGAGTTCGAGGTGGTCTTCCCGCACGGCTATTACGGGGACGTCCCGCTGCCGAACCCCGGCACCATTGAGGTCGAGGATCAGGACATTCCGGTCCCGCCCTATCTCCCGCCGTCCGCGGAGGGCTGATCCATGAGCAGGAAGAGAGCAGCAATGACGAACGCGACCATCGATTACAGCAGGCTCATCAAGGCCCGGGACATCAAGGCGCAGCGTGACCTGATCCCGGCCGAGATCAGCCTGCTGCAGGCCATGATCGTGGTCGGCGAGGAGAAGTGGGCCCGTGCGATGGAGATCGCAGAGGACGCCGCTTACCCCTGGGCGATGCGGGCCGCGCTCCGCGGGGCGACCATGCTCGTCCGGGATTCGGAGACGATGGACACGCTGGCCTTCCTGCTCGGCCTATCGCCGGAGGAGACCGACCGGCTGTTCCTCGAGGCCGCAGAGGTGAGGCTCTGAGCCTGCTCGAGCCCGATGCGTAGCCCGGGCCGCCGGCCGCCCGAGACACCCTCCCGATCATGATGACAGGACCCGGCCGCCCCCGGCCGGGCCGAGACCCGCGCATGGCGCGCACAACAGGAGCGGCGCGATGCCGGAAAAGGGACTGATCGACACCATCACGGCGCTCTGGGGCGGGGCCATCGCCACGCTGATCGCAGCCGCCATGGGCCGGCTCATGTATCACACGGGCGAGGTCCGCGCCCGTCGCCGCGCCTTCTTCGGTCGCGAGCTCCTCTGGGAGATTCCCGCCCTCGTCGCCATGGCCTTCATCGGCGAGGCATTGAGCTCGTACCTCAACCTCGACGGCCGGGCGGCGATGGGGCTCGTCGCGATGCTCGCCTATCTCGGCCCGCGCGGGACAACGGCGATGCTGGAGCGGCTCTGGCGGGGAAGGAGTGCGGGCTGATGACCTTAGCCTATTGATGCCGCTACGATGAATTGCCGCAGCAACAGGATCAGGGTGGCCTAACCCCGAGTCAGCCCGCAAGATCGCGGTCCATGACAACGCGACCGGACGCAAACCATGACTTACACAACACGGGATCTTGATGAACGCGGCGCCAAATATCTGCTCGCGTTCATTCTCGAAAAGATCGAAGACATCGATCAGCCGTTCGTGACCTACGGCCAAGTTGCAAGACTCCTTGAGCGCCAGCTTCAAATACCAAGGATCTTTCCCGTCCATATCGGTACCGTGGCGGGCGCAATGATGAAGTCGGTTCTGCAAGTGGATGAAAATGCTCCCCCAATAAATGCATTGGTCGCAAAGAGCAGCGGAGTACCGGGAGAGGGGTTCGCCAGTTTCTATGATGACCTCTGGCGCGAAAGAGGCGGGCGCAGATGGCTGCATCTCAGGGCAAGTGATCGAGTTGCTGTAATTCAGGAAATCCGTGAGGCCGTTAGGCAGTACCCTCACTGGGACGCTGTGTACCAAAGCGCTTTTGGAGAACGCCCTCAACACCTCCTACAGAAGATCTACACGGAACGTGATGGCAAGCCGCCGGAAGGGCAGGGTTGGGGCGGCGAAGCTGAGAGTGAAGAGCACCGCCGCTTGAAGGAATGGGCAAAAGAGAATCCAGCCTATTTAGGCTTGGACTCTACTTTCATCGGCATCGCGGAGAAGGGAATTCTGTCAGGGGATCGTTTGGACGTCTTCTTCAGCAACGGGCATCAGTTTGCAGTTGCAGAAGTCAAGTCCATTCTTTCAAGCGATGATGATCTTCGTCGGGGCTTATATCAATGCGTGAAATACCGGGCAGTTATAGAAGCCACCGAACTACCGGTAACGGCCGATGTGCGGGCCATTCTCTTGACTGAGCGCGACTTGCCGGCGGATCTAAAGGTGAGGGCTAAGATGTTTAACATCGAAACAAAAGTCTACCGCCTTAATAGCTGAGGTTTGGCGGGGTGAGCGAACCTTGTGAAGGCAGGCTTTCTCGCGATATGACACAAGCGCTAAACCTGCGCGTCGGGCACCGCAGGGGGAAGCAAGGCCGAGAAATTATTGGCAACTGCAAGCTTGCGCACATGCGCTGGATAGCAGTTGCCCATTCCTGCACTCACTCGATGAGTTTCGCGGGCCTGAGCGTTGTTGAGGAGGTAAAAGGTCGGCAAGAGCGTCCGAATATCCAACTCAACGAACAGGAAAAAGTCTGCGTCGCCCTTTGACGCAAGATCAACAGGCCATCTCGTGATCTCAGTCGGCTTACTGCGAAACTGGCGAGTCTTGACCTCAATCGATCTGGGTTGACCGTCGACCACAACCATTAGGTCGTGTCCCGGAGCTCCTTCAGGGCTCACATAGGCTGCAAGTCCGAGGGTGTTTAGCTTGGCGAGAGCGAGTAGTTCCCCAAGGCTTCCGGCTTGTTGATGTGAGAGCTTCCGCTCGATCATCTCGATCCTCAGTAAGTTTCGGTACCAGACCTTAAACAATAGTCTGCTCGAAGGATCAGCATTTCTAACGAGCTTCCAGATATCGCCCCTCGACTGCCTGCCACCCCTCGCGAGGGCAGGCGCCTTGTGAGGCAGAATCACCTTATGAAACAAGTACCTCCCGCCGCCCCGGTGGCCCCGTGGATCGGCGGCAAGAAACGGCTCCACCCGCTCATCCTCGAGCGGATCGAGGCCATCCCGCACCGCGCCTATGTCGAGCCCTTCGTCGGCATGGGCGGGATCTTCCTCCGCCGCCGCTTCCGGCCCCGCCTCGAGGTGATGAACGACCGCAATGGCGAGATCATCAACCTCTTCCGGATCCTGCAGCGGCACTACCCCCAGCTCCTGGAGATCATGCGCTTCCAGATCTGCAGCCGGCGCGAGTTCGATCGGCTGCGGCTCACCGATCCCGCCACGCTGACCGACCTCGAGCGGGCGGCGCGGTTCCTCTACCTCCAGCGGCTGAGCTTCGGCGGCAAGCTCGACGGGGTCTTCGGCGTCTCAGCCGGGCACGGGCCCCGCTTCTCGCTCGCGCGCCTCGAGCCGGTGCTCGACGCCGCCCACGAGCGGCTCGACGGCGTGGTCTTCGAGAGCCTCGATTGGGCCGACCTGATCCCGCGTTACGACACGGCCGAGACGCTCTTCTATCTCGACCCGCCCTACTTCGGCGGCGAGAACGACTACGGCCGCGGGATCTTCGACCGGGCGCAGTTCGCGCGGATCGCCGAGATCCTCGGCAGCCTCAAGGGCGCCTTCCTCCTGTCGATCAATGACACGCCGGAGATCCGGGCGCTCTTCGGCCGGTTCCATCTGGAGCCGGTGCGGCTGACCTACTCGGTCTCCGCCTCGGGCAGCACCGAGGCGCAGGAGCTCCTCGTCTCGAACCGCGAGCGGGTCGCGACCCTCCTCTGAAAAGCCCCACCAGTCCGACCACCCACGCCCCGCCCTCGCGCGGGGCTTTTGCATATGGAGAAAGACGTGACGACATACGACATCCAGCGGCTGCTCTCGGCCGCGGGGCTCTACCGCGGCGCCATCGACGGCGACGCGGGGCCGTTGACCCAGGCGGCCGCACAGGCGGCGCTCGAGGGAGAGGCGGTGCCCTGGCGCGCCTGGCCCTCCCGCCGGCAGCGGATCGC